GGATATTGATAAGATGCATAGTCCCTATGGTAAATCAGGGATTGTAACTCCAGGCCTGGATAGTATTTTATTACCAAATGGTATGAAGATTCATTATAAGAATTTACAGCGGGTAGCTAAAGACGAAGACGTTACACCACCTGCGGTAGCATCAGCAACATGGAAACCAAAGATCGATGAAGAGATTATGTATGAGGGTCGTGGTGGAAAGTTGAAACATATTTATGGCGGTAAGCTAACAGAGAATGTAGTACAAGCACTAGCAAGAATAATTATTGGTGAGCAGATGTTATTAATAGCTAAGCGATACCAGGTTGTACTTACTGTGCATGACGCTGTAGCTTGTGCTGTTTTAAATGAAGAGAAAGACGAGGCGTTGCAGTATGTAGAAGAATGCATGAACTACACGCCGGAGTGGGCTGAGGGTTTACCCTTGACCTGTGAACTAGGACATGGAAATAGTTATGGAGGTATATCAAAATGACAGGATGGTGGAAATCAGATAATTATTGGGAGCGCAAAGCGTTGAGAGATAGGCATGAGGCTCAGCGGCGTGACGTAGATAAAAAGATAGAAACAAATAAAAAAGATATAGAGAAGAGAAGGAATAGCAAATGAACTGGAAAACAACTGGAAATAAGGAGGTAAAAACAAATGACACTAAGACGAATGTACAAGAAGACATGGTTAACCACCCTCCGCACTACAAGGTGGGTGGTATCGAGACCCTTGATTTTATTAGGGCTAAACTTGGCACTGATGGGTATGTTGGCTATTGCGTTGGGAATGTTTTAAAGTATCTCTCAAGAGCAGGTCACAAAGATAAAAAGAAAGTGCAAGAAGATTTAAAGAAGGCTGAGTTTTATTTGAAAGAGGCTATTCTGATTGGTGAGAAAAATGAATGATAGGATAAAAGTTTTACCTACTATAAAAAGCTCACAAGAAAACGCTAGAGAAGGTCTTAATAATTTGAGTGATGAGTTGAAACAGGTTATTGATAATGGAGACTTTACTAAAGGATTTACCATTGTGTTTGGTGAAGAGGGTAAAGAGTTAGATGAAGGATCTATGGAGATAGGCATCACGTCAAACGTCAGTAGAACTGAGCTTCTTGGCCTTTTAGATGTTGTAAAACATTATCTTTTAACCGGTAATTAGATTATAATATAGACATGAGTAACGCCTGGTCATATTCGAGTTTATCACTGTTTCAGCAGTGTCCTAAAAAATACTATCATTTGAAAGTAAAAAAGGATGTTGTTGAAAAACAAACACATGCTTTAATTTATGGTAATGAAGTACACAAAGTTGCTGAGGAATATGTTAAAGATGATGTAGCTATTCCGGAAAAGTATGCTGAAGTTTGTAAGCCGGTTCACAGAGTGAAACAGATGAAGGGTGAGAAACATTGTGAGCTGAGATTAGGCATGACTAAAGAGCTGGAGCCTTGTAAATTCTTCGATGATAACGTGTGGTGGAGAGGCGTAATTGATCTCTTGATTGTTAACGGAGATAAGGGTAAGATAATAGACTATAAGACAGGGAAAAATAGTAAATATGCAGACATTAAACAACTTGACTTATTTACCGTAGCCGCATTTACTCACTTTCCCCATCTTACTGAAATAAAGGCAGGCCTGCTTTTTTTAGTGACCAACGATTTTATCACAAAATCTTATGATAGAGGGGATGTTATTGGCATAATGTCTAACTTTTATAAGGAAGTAGATATTATGGATACATGCTTTAAAGAGGATGTATGGAATGCAAAACCCAATTTTACTTGTTATAAATATTGCCCCATACTCCATTGCCCACATAATGGAAAGAGATAATTATGGCTACCAAAAAGAAAAAACGTAATTATAAAAAAGAATATCAACAGCAAAAGAAAAGAATTGCAAAGAATAGAGGCGTGCATGAGGCACGATTAGAAAGACAGCGTGCGAGACGTAAACTAGATAAGAATGGTGTTAATAGAAAAGGTAAAGACATCGCACATAAAAAAGCCTTAAGTAAAGGAGGATCAAATAAAGATGGGTACAAGTTGGAGAAGCCTAGCAAGAATAGGTCATTTAAGAGGAATAAGGATAAATCTGTAGCATAGATGCAAATAGTGGAGAACCGGGAGTTACTGTTAAGATTACGTAACCCCAAACGAGTGACTGATGTAGTAAAAGATACAAAGTCTTTACAAGATGGAAAAGTTTTAGTACATTGGAATTTGGAGAACGCTCAAAAATTAACTGAGATGGAGGTAAAAGTGGAATCACCAATTATTCGAGATTATAAATTTACAGGGATGTTCGATCCTTTCGAGCATCAAAAAAAGACAGCATCATTTCTATCATTACGCAAGCGAGCATTTTGTTTTAACGAGCAGGGTACAGGTAAAACTGCCAGTGCAATATGGGCGTGTGATTATCTTATGAATGAAGGCCAGATAGATAGAGTATTAATAGTCTGCCCTTTATCTATTATGCAATCCGCATGGCAACAAGATATTTTTAGAACGGCAACACACAGAACATGTGATGTTGTTTACGGCACGCCATCCAAAAGAAAAGATATATTAGATCAAGGATCTGACTTTGCTATTATTAATTACGATGGTATTGAGATAGTTGAAGAAGAAATAGTTAACGGTGGGTTTGATTTAATTATTGTAGATGAGGCTAACGCTTATAAAAATCCTCAGACAAGACGTTGGAAATGTTTGAATAGAATTTTATCTGCTAAGCCTAGCACCAGGTTATGGATGATGACAGGAACACCTGCGGCTCAATCTCCTGTAGATGCTTTTGGTTTAGCTAAGTTAGTTAATCCAGATAATACACCTAGATTTTTAGGTAACTGGAGAGATCAGGTTATGTTGAAAGTAGCACAGTTTACTTGGATACCAAAGCCTCAGGCCACACAGAAAGTACATAATGTTTTACAGCCTGCTATACGATTTACAAAAGAACAATGTTTAGATTTACCTGCATTGACTTACCAAACAAGAGAAGTACCACTCACAAAACAACAAGAAAAATATTATAAAGATATTAAAAACAGACTTTATATTGAGGCCGCTGAAGAAGAAATATCTGCTGTTAACGCCGCGGCTCTGATGCAAAAGTTATTACAGATAAGTTGTGGAGCGGTGTATTCAGATAAAAAAGAAACAGTACGGTTTGATGCGAAAGCTAGACTAAATGTTATCAAAGAAATTATTGATGAAACCTCACACAAGGCTCTTATATTTGTACCGTTTAGAAATGCAATTGAGATGGTTAGTGAGTTTCTAAATAAAAATAAAATAAGTAATACTATTATTAGTGGTGATGTAGTTGCACATAAAAGAGCTGAGATATTTAATCGTTTTCAAACGGAAGATGATGTAAAGGTTTTAGTCATACAGCCGCAAGCGGCCGCACATGGTGTGACACTAACAAGAGCTGATACTGTTATATGGTTTGGCCCGACTACGAGTCTAGAGACATATATGCAGGCTAACGCCAGAGTGCATAGAGCAGGACAAGTTAATAAGACTACTGTCATTAATATTGAAGGTAGCGCTGTAGAGAAAAAGATTTATAAAATGCTACAGAACAAAGAGCATGTCCACACTAAAATCATCGACTTATATAAAGAAGAAATAAATTAAAAAAGACTTGCAATGTACACTTTAAATGTGTATCATCAAGATATAACAACTATGGAGAACGACATTATGGAGACATTAGATTTAATTAGTCCTGAAGATTCAGAGCAGGATAAGATAGATATAGAGCAGTATATTCGTGTGTATATTAATATACGTTCTAAGAAAGAAGATCTCGTTAAGCAACACGAGGAGCAAGTTGCTAAGCTAGATGAAAAGATGCAACTAATAAAAGAGAAGTTGTTGGAGGAGTTTGAAAAGACTAACGCTGAATCAGTATCGACATCTGTTGGCACTGCATACAGAAAAGTTAAAACAACTCACACTACAAACGATTGGGAAAGTTTTTATAACTTTGTTCTTGATAACAAAGCTCCCGATCTATTACAAAAAAGAATCCATCAAGGTGCTATGAAAGAATGGTTAGAGGCTAATCCTACTTTAGTACCTGAGGGTTTAAATACATTTTCTAATTTCGAAATAACCATAAGGAGAAAAGGCAAAAAATGAGTACTGATATCACGCCATTAGAAGACGGTAAGTTACCTGCATATATACAGAAACTTGAACTAGATGATACTACGACTGCGCTTGCAGGTCAGTCGGGGTTCAAAAGAATCTCTATCAAAGGGGGAGTGTTTAGAATGATAGAGGGAGGCCAGGAGCTAGCGTCCTCTGACGAGCGTTCAATGAACATCGTTATTGTTAACGCCGCTCCTAAGACCGGGAGGTCTTACTATGAGGGGTCATATAAAGATGGAGCTAATCTATCACCTACATGCTGGTCATCAGATAGCGTAAAGCCTGATGAGTCTGTTGAAAATAAACAGGCGGTTGCGTGTGCGTCTTGCCCACATAATGTTGCAGGTTCTGCACAAGGTGGTAAAGGTAGAGCGTGCAGGTTCTCGCACAAGATAGCTGTAGTATTAGCTGATTCTTTAGAGGGGGATGTTTATGCTATGCAAGTAGCATCTACGTCATTTTTTGGTAAACCTGTTGGTAAGTACATGCCGCTCCAGGCATACAGTAAATGGTTAAAGGCCATGAACATGCCAATATCAGCAGTGGTTACTGAGATGAGATTCGATAAAGATTCTCCTGTACCAAAGTTATTATTCAAAGCAGTTGGTGCTTTAAAGGAAGAGCAGTTTGCGATATCGCAAAAGCAAGGTAAAACTACGCCTGCTCTTATGGCAGTAAGCTCTAAATCTACATCTGAAGGTGGTGAGCAAAGCGCGCCTGAGAAAGTTACCAAAGCACAAGCGGAAGTTAAGTCTGATAAACTTAATGACGTTTTAAATGAATTTGACGATTAATACAAAAAGGAGGCAGGGGGGAGCAATCTCCCCTGAATTAGTATGGCGGTATACGGAAAGATTAAAGATAGAATAGCGGGATTACCGAGGGAACATTCTTGGCAAATATTAGTACATATGTGCTGTGATAGAAAACTTAGTTTTCCTAAGGTAGCAATTGAATTAGGTATGACGAAGAAGGCCTTATACAATTGGATTAACGGTGTTTCTACACCTAGTAAAGATAAGGAAGATTTAATAGATAAGTTTATACAGAAGTTGGAGAGATTGGAGAAATGATAAATGGAGACGTTAGAGAAGTATTTAGAGGAGGCGCTTCCTACAGAACGTGAAGGACATTACTACTTTGTTCAAAACTTTCTCAGTAATAAATCGAGAGAGTATCTTTGTGTAAAAACAAAAGCTGAGATAGTAGAAAAAATAAAGGGTTGGCAAAACTCAAATGTGTTTGGTAGTAGGAATAGTGAGATGTATGTTGCTATGGCCTCATTTGATTTTACCAACATTAAAGATCCTAAGTTGCGAACGCGTGCGGCAAAACATGCGAGTTATCATAGAGCGTTTTTTGTTGACTTAGATTGTGATGGTGCATTGGCGGCGGAAGGTAGAGAAGTAACTGAAGCTGATAAAAAAGATTACCCAAGTCGTGGTGCAGCAGCTAGGGCGGTGGAGAATTTTGCACGGGCAGTCGATCTACCAGAACCTACAGTGGTTGCTTCTGGTTGGGGTATTCATGCTTATTGGTTGTTAGATGAAGATATACCTTCTGATGAATGGCGGGTGTATGCGACCTATCTAAAGAAGTTAACTATTAAACATGGCTTAAAAACTGATACCGTTGTAACGTCAGATAAGTCTAGGATCTTGCGTCCAGTTGGAACTTTTAATTATAAAGTAGATGCGGTGCCACGACCGGTAGAATGCCTGAGATATGTGAAGCCAGTAAAGGTTGATCTTATAAAGGAGATTTTATCCAGGGATGGTAAAAGCGATTTAGTAGATTTTGAACAATCAAAATTAAAAGAAAGAACTGATAGCATTACTGCAAAACTTGCAGGGCCTGATACAAAGTTTTCGTGGAAAAAATTAGCGTCTAAAAGTTTAGATGGTGAAGGTTGCGGGCATGTTGCGGCACAGTTAACTACTGATAAACCTAACGAAGTTAGTGAGCCTTTATGGAGAGCTATGTTGACACTAGCGGTGCATTGTGAGGAGCGGGATGATGCCATACTTGAGATATCTAGGCCTGATAGTTATGAGGGATATAATGAAGATGAAGTTGTTAAAAAAGCTAATGATATTTTAAAAAGCGGAGTAGGTGGGCATAGATGTGAGACAATTGCAGAGTATGCCGCAGATTCAGATAAGTTTAGAAACATCTGTAAAAAATGTAAACATAAAAATAAAATAAATAGTCCGCTTAAATTAGCGACTGTTATACCAGAAAATAAAGATGCAAATCTAAAAGTTACCGGCACTGACTTTGCTACGGATAAAGTAAAAGATTTTTCTATACCAGAATATCCTGATGGATACGTGAGACATTTAGAAAAACCTGGTGTTTGGATAAGCACTGAAGACGAACAGCGTTGTATTTACCCTAATTATTTATACCCCACTGAAAGATATGAAGATCCCTATGATGGCGTTGTATTGAGAATGTGCCACCATAACCCACAAAACGATGTTACTTATTTTATGCTCCCAAATAAAACGTTAGTATCTAATGAAGAATGTAAAAAACATTTAGCATCGAAAGGTGTTCTTGCTATTGACGCTGATATGGTAAAGATAAAAAAATACTTGATTTCTGCTTCGCGCATGATTGAAGAGAAAGAAAGGCCTAAACCATTACATGTACAGTTTGGTTGGAAAGATGATTATAAAAAGTTTGTAGTTGGTGAAGTTGAATACGATGGTGATACTGCTATGGCTACACCACCTGCAAGTACGATGAATGATTTACTGCAGTACTATCATGAAGAAGGATCATTTGAAAAATGGAAGGAAGTATTTAATCTTTATAGCGTGGATGGTAAAGAATCTCAAGCATTTGCTGTAATGAGTGCATTTGGTGCGCCGCTTATGACTTTTACTGATACTAAAGGTTTTATTTGTCACTTAACAAGTTCTGAGTCTGGTACAGGTAAAACTACAGTACAAAAATTTATTAATAGTGTTTGGGGCGATCCATCTATGATGCTGATGCAGGATGATACGAGAAACTCACAGTTCCATATTCTAGGTGTTTTAAATAATCTTCCTGTAACTATAGATGAGATTACAAACATTCAACCAGAGGCCGCATCAAAACTTGCATACGCTATAACACAAGGTAGAACAAAGAACAGGATGAGTGCATCATCAAATAAGTTACGGGAGAATACTTTATCGTGGTGTACTATCCTTACAACTACCGGCAACTCGTCACTTAGTGACATACTAGGA